AAAGATATTGATTTTCTTTCATTTTTCACTTGTGCTCTTAAATCAGGAACATTTTTATTAGATAATATTTCTGATAAAATAAATGATAAGATTTGGACAAAATTATATGATTTTGTTTCCAGAATTGTCATTTTTTTTACACGAACATTGTGCAAAGAGAACGTTAGCGATTTGGCTTTACCAGAACTTGTATGTTTTGTTAAGTCAGTTTTTGCTGAAGGTTCAGATATTTTAAGCACAATATTTAAAGGTGTAATTTTTCTTATTGAAAGATTACCTAAATTTTTGAGAGGTGAGGATACCATATTTTGTGGACCTGACTTATCAAGAGAACTTGAATCGAGAGCAAGTACAATTAAATCATTAGAACAAGCTGTTTTAGGAGGCGATGCTAAACTTTTAGGAAAGCATGGCTTTACTTTGGCAACTTATGATATTGAGTTAGATTCATTGTTAGTAGATTGCGAAGATGCACTACGTACGATGAAATCGGCTCAAAAACCTTATTTATCTCGATTAAAATATGAACTTTTATCTATTCGTAATAAGATAGATAAGATGCATATTCAACAGGTTACACGACCTGAACCTTTTGCAATTGCAATGTTTGGCAAATCAGGTGTTGGTAAATCAACCATTACACCACAATTAGCTAAAACATTGATTGTTGCAACAGGAGAAGAATATAGCCATAGTTTAGTTGCTACAGGAGATATCAATGATAAATTTGATTCCGTAGAAACTTCTAGACATAAATGCATTATTTATGATGATGTAGGTAATTCTTCTAATAAAGCACCTGATTTTGATAAGGTATTAACTTTGGTTAACACACAGCCAAGAACCTTTAATAAATCAGAAGCACATGAAAAAGGGAGACATTTCCCTTCCAATACGAGTGGTATTATTACTTCTAACGTTATTGGACTTAATGCACATTTAGGATCTGAAGAACCTTCTAGTATTTTAAGACGATTTGATTACCATATTGTTGTTACAATTTGGGACGAACGTGTTAAAGCTGAGGGAACTGATAGAATTGATCCTATATTAATATCTAATTTGAGTCAAGCCGATAAGGAACGAATTTGGACATTTGATGTTTATAAATTTGTTACTTATGATAAGGCTATGAAACATGAAGATATGTCTGCTGAAGGAAAAGCAGAATTAGTGCAATTAAACTTAAATGATCATTCATGGTATAGACCAGTTGCATCATTTGATGG